CAAAAGCCTCTTCTATTATTTCATCAATAGCAAAAGTTTTGTCGAACGTTGTTGTTCCCGAAGTAGTATTAGCCATTTAAACTCCTAGCCAGTATAACCAATAGTCAAAGACGTTGTGTTAGTCATGGTTGCATGAACACCATTTTCAAATCTAATACCGTTTCCTGGAACAAAGATATCTAAACCTTCTGTACCAAAATCAGCTTCGAAAACTTTATCTCCTGAACTACCAGATGAAATATCTCTTAACACAACAACAGAT